CACCTTCACGCTGGCGGGCCAGAATGGCTTTGCCTGAGCGTTCGTTGGAACCCATACCCAACGATGCGTTGTACTGACCTGTCGTGGCCTTGATGTCCTCGGCAGCGCCTGCCTTGGCTTGAAGCAGGCCGCTAGACGCCATCGGCGGCTGTGCCCGCTGCGGCAGGGGCAGCACGGCACCTTGGCCGTCTGTGACGTCAGGGTTAACCTCAAGATAGGGCCAGTTGTTGGTGTTGGCCGTCTTCCACTTTTCTTCGTAGCCCTCAAACTGACCACCGTAACCAATGAACGGTGCCTTGGGTGCCAGCGCCAGCATCTCGGCTTCCTGTGACACCCAGTAGTTGTACATACGCTGGGCATCTTTGGCGTTGCGCACCAAGCCCGACACGTACAGGCGGCCATCCACCTCAAACTCGTTGCCGACAATCCGAATCACGGGAATCCACTTGCCTGCCCACTCGCGTTCTTCAAGAATCTCGTAGCCGTTGATCTTGCAGTACTTGACCCGTGGACGATCTGACTCACGGGACCGCTTGGGCTTGCCGTAGACCGCCCGAAGTTGTTTATCTTCCGGTGTACCGTCAAACGCCGTGGCGTTGCCGGGGTACAGGTTCAGCGTGGTGCGGTCGTAGTCGATGTAGTAGTAATCCGCAATGCGGATAGTGTCTTCATTCAGCCAGTTGCTGATTGACTGGTCACCCACGCCCAACGACTGAAGGGTCGTGATGGGCGCAGCATCGGGGTACATGCGCTCATAGTCCTCTTTGGTCACGTCTTCCGTGATAAAGCACCACTTGGCATCTGCACCCGTTGGGTCTTGGATCGTGGGGTCCATGTAGACCGAGAAGCTGTTACGCACCCGGCCAATCTTGATGTCTTGGTCGAATGTGTTGTCGTCGCAGTACTCGGTCAGCAGGCGCAGGTAACCTTCACCGTAGGCCACTTGGTTCTCGCAGGCGGTGTCATAGGCGACATCGGCGTCCGATATGTACTCGATGTGGCGAATCATGCCGTTGAACACCTCGGCCACGTCCACATCGGCCTTGTCGTCTACGGGGATCACCTTGGCACCAGGGCGATTTTGACGCTGATCGTTGGTGACTTGGCGAACGTGCTGCGGCAGCTTGTTGATCGTGAGGCAAGGGCGGGCATTGATCGTCTGACCCTGCACCGCGCCACGGGTTGCCAGCACATCAGCGGGCCATTGCCAGTGATTGTCCGGGCTTCCGGCGTAAAACTTCAGGTCGTCGATCTCATCTTCACGCGACTCGGACAGTGCCGACATGGCAAGGTCAAGACGGGACCGGGCCTGCGCCAAGATGCCCGAGTTGCTCTTGTCAGGCTTGCCACCTTGGGCGACATACCCTGCGGCAGTGATGCCGGTTTGATCAGCCATTGAGGACTCCTAATACGTGGGGCTCGCGCATGACGACATATTCTTTGCCGCCGTGCTTGAATTCCTGCCCCACGCCAAAATAAAGATGGTCCCCGACTTTCAATTCCTTGCAGTCAGGGCCAGCAGACACGACTATGCCAGTTTCTTGCTTTTCTGTCGAAAGTAGCTCAAAAAGAGGGTGTTTTTCGACATCCACCTCGATGATGAGGCAGTTCTGCATGGCCTTCAGGGTCATTTTTTGGCTTTCTTGGCTGTTTTAGCCGACTCTTTGAAGTCTTTGGCCGTGGGCACTGCTTTGCTGCCCACTTTGTTCATCTTTTCACCAGACCCTGCTTTGATGCGGGCCTGTTTGGCGTGAATATTTGCATAAAGTCCAGGTTTCGTAGCCATCATGACCCCATCCATTTTTTCAAATCACTTAACATCATAGCGATTGCCTTTGACTAAGTTTGCTTGCTCGGGGATGACTTGTAAATTTGAGGGTACGTGTAACCCGGACACCTTTTTACCTCTTAGCGGTATTACATGGTCAACTTGCCACGAAACACCCGTCAGCCGTGTTCGCAATTTTGCAAGAGTATACGCCTCACGAATCATCCACATGTCGTCTTTTGTCAACCACCTCGGTGTTCGCGTCAATATATCAGCTCTACGCTTTGCCTTAAGTGCAGCAACGGTATCTTGATTTTTATCTCGCCATTGCTTACTCAGCAAGTTGCGTTTTTCACGGTTCCTAGCGTTCCAACTACGTTGAATTTCTGCGCATTTTTCAGGGTTGCTGTCTCGCCACGCCTTTGTGCTAGTTGCATGAGCAATTGCATACTTTTCTGAGTAATGTTTTGATTTTTCAGGGTTGTTAGCCCGCCATTTTGGTAAATACAACGCGCATTTTTCAGCATGGCACGTTACACATGTCCAATTTGCAACATATCTGTCAGAAATGTGACCATTGACACACGGCTTTCCTGTTGAGTATGTAGGCAAGCCTGCAAGAATTGCTTCCGATCTTGTCATGACCCCATCCACGATGATGAAACTTTAAATCCTGATTGGACTACCCGCCGAGTTGTAGGTTCTCTGTACTCTCTTTGAGCAACAGGAAACGCAAATGTAACCGCAAGCGCATCAGCAGCGTCAGGTGACGCAAGACCTCTAGCTTTCATGTCTTTCTTTCCTTCAAGTGCTATGGCACCTGCTGAATTTATTTTTTTCATAGGGCCAACCAAATCGTTTTTAAGCGATCGGTCTACCGGGATACTGGCTGTTTTAAGCCAGTCCCTCATCATACCCCACATCTCAGCCCGTTTGTTTTGATAAGCTGCGGGATTTTTAGATTTCCACCCGAAGTTCACCCCGCGCACCTTGTACCGCTGCTCGGTGAGCCTGTCAAGGATGCCGTAGCCCAAGCCACCCTCGTCAATCACGGTGAGCGCGGGCTTGAACTCCTCGATGGCGTCAATAACGTGCCCCACGACACTCATGGTGTCCTCACCTTTGAGCCGCTTGATCGAGATTACGTCACGCCCCTGGCGCACGAGGATCACGGTGCTGTCCATGCCGCCCCGGGCAGGGTCTACGCCGATCACGATGGGTGCGCTCATGTCTTTCCAACGCTCCCGTTTGAACGCATCCTCCACCACCACGGGCGATATGAACTGGTCTTCACCAGCAGCCGGGAACTCACCGTACACCTCGACCCGCGCTTGTATGGAGTCTTCCCCGTACTCGGCGATGATCTGGTCATAGACCGCTTTGTCCGTACCCTCAACTGTCCTGGCGTCAATGATCTCCCCGTCCCAGAAGTCCCGCTTGCCGTGGAACGTCTCGAAGAAGTACCCCGTGTTGCGCCGAGGGTTGGAGAACGCGAACCAATACCTGTCCAGAATCTTCTCGGTAAAAAACCCCGAGGCCACTGACCAAATCCCATCCGGGATGCCGCTGGCCTCGTCAAAGATCACCATCATGCCGTCATGGTTGTGGACACCGGCATACGAGTCGGGGTTCTCCTCGCTCCACAACTTGCCCTCAGCGGCCCAATACCGGGTACCCTTCTTCAAGTCCCGCTCAACCAGGTCAGTCAGCCATGCAGCAGGCACCAGCTTCGTGGCCGAGGGCTCCCACCAGTGCGAGTTGATGCTCATGGTGGCCCACTTGGTCAACTCACCCCATGTGACCGTTCTTAACTGGTTCTCGCTGTTGGCCGACACGATCACGCTTGACCCTATCCGAGTGGTCAGCATCCACAGGATCAGCCAACTCACCAGAGCCGACTTCCCGATCCCCCGGCCCGATGAGACTGAGCGCCGCAGGGCGTCCATGTCTACCTTGCCCCGGTTCGCCTTAATGTGCTCCGCAATCCTGCGCAGCGTGCGCCGCTGCCACGCCCGTGGACCCTTGAAGTGTTCGAGTGGGGTGTTCTTCTGCCCCCAAGGGAACGCAAACAGGACAAACGTCTCAGGGTTGTCAGCGACCTGTGGACTCCACAACTGAGTCATCAAGGTCTGCTCCTCGTCAGGGCTATATATTGGCTTTTGCATCAGGTGTTGTCCAATCTGGGAGTCACATCAATCACATCACCCAAGTCAATCACCCGGGCCTGAGCCGCTGCCAACGCTCCCGTGATGCTGATCCCACCGGTCATCTCGATGCTGGTGGTGGCTCCGTACTTTTTCCGATTGTGGGCTCCCATGAGCCACTTGCGAGTGTCGATCTTGAGCCGTGACCGGTTCACATCTTCCAGCGAGTCATCGGCATCGGCAATCTCAATGATCTCCCCGGCCATGAACTCGGTGCGCATTTCTTGAGCTTCGTCAAACAGTTGCCTGCGAGTGGGATCTTTCTTGATCCACCGGTAGAAGTCGTTGTAGTCGATCTCACGCTGGTCATCCCGCAGCACTTGGGACAGCGACTTGCCGTGGGCAATCGAGTCGATGGCACGCATGAACACCTGCTCATACTGAACAAGTACGAGTGCTTTGCCCTCAGGCGATGGTTTGGGAGGCGCGGGTTCCAGCCAGTCTGGTAGCAGTGTGTCATCTGCGCCTACGGATTGGGGATGTGATGTGTCCATAGTGGTACTGAGTCTATCACTTGGGGGTGATTTTGTGGGACTGAGATTAAGTGAACCCATGGGAACCCACTGGGTCTAGGTGTCACTGAAAAATTTGAAAAATTTTGTCTGATACCTCCGTTACCGTGACCCTCACCTCGTCGGCCCACCCCCTCCCCCTCGGACTCAGGTGACACCGGGCACCCGCGCACCAAGGCAGTGAGCACTGGTGCCGCGCTACCTGGGCGCACTGGTGATGTTTCCATGTCCCAATGGGTCAAATGATGCTTTGTCCCAATGGGTTAAATTAGCCCATTGGGTCAGTAAATCCCAATGGGTTTGCGTGTCCCAATGGGTCAAATGATGCTTTGTCCCAATGGGTTAAATTAGCCCAATGGGTCAGTGAACCCGGGAAAATAGGTGCGAGTGGTACACCGGTGCCTCCGCCCGAGTGAGGGGTCGGAAACACTACTTTCTGATTTGCACATTTTTTAAGCAATCCCTAAATCACTACCCCCCTCTACAAGTCACAACTGACACACTGAAACATAAAACCCATTGGGACAAATAAACATAGACCCATTGGGTTTTTCTGTGTTATGATTGCATCACTGCACCACAAAGCAGCTTTGTAACCCGTAACCTCGAAAGCAAACCATGACAGACGCAATCGCCAAATACCAATGGATTCGTACAAACCAACAAACCCGCCCCATCGACGCATGCACCGATGCCGCCCAATTCTGTGGCGTCAAAGTGTCCGACCTTGCAGCGGCGCTTGTTGCGCTCAACATCGACGCGCAGCGATTGTCTTTGATCTAAGGGGCGATGGCATGAAAAACGTCCTCTTCGCCGTCCTCATCGGCCTTGCACTGTGCGCCCTTGTCTTACACGGGCTCGATGCTCTGTTCATGTGATAACCCAGCCGATAGCCTCATGGGGCTATCGGGTGAGCATCTCGCCCACCTTGTAACCCGTAACCATTGAAAGATTGTAATGAAAATCACTGTAACCTCCTATGACTTCGAACGTGCCTTTGTTGACGCTGGCCGTCAAGACCAATTTAGTTATGAAGGCCGCGCTGCTCTGTTCGAATACCTTGAACAGCTTGAGCAAGACACAGGTGAAGAACTCGAACTTGATGTGATCGCCCTGTGCTGCGACTACTACGAGTCATCGGTTGAGGAAATTATCTTGAACTACCGCATTGACGTTGAAGGGCTTGATGATGACGACCAAATCGACGCCGTGCGCGAATACCTGATGGATAACGGCGCGTACTGTGGCGAGACTGCTACCGGCTTTGTTTACGCTGCGTTTTAAGGGGATCACTATGAAACTATTCATTTGCTGCGTCACTTACTACGGTGAATACCAACCTAACACCGAGCCGCGCGTTCTTGCAAGGGACGCCGATCACGCCGTCGAAAAGGCCCGCGTTTGGTGTTCCGGTATGAACCAATCGGCGCTTGAGATCTGCGCCTACCCGTATGTCAACGGTTTTGAAGATGAAGACACCGACGACGACCACGGGTTGACCCGTGCCGACCTGCAACAGTTTTATGGGCCATCGGTCCGCATTTAAGGAGAACCCCGAATGAACCTGTTAACCCTTGAATCGAGCGAAGCCGAACGCATCGCATACACCGAAGGCTTCATGATGGCCGCTGAACTGTTCAAGCGCATCGACGACCTACAGTCTGAGCGTGACGCCCTCAAGCGTGAAAACGACATCCTGATTGACCAGCTGCACGACTTGCAGCTGAAGGGGAATTACTCATGACATGGCCGTTCCCTCCCCCATCTGGCCCCGTGCCTTGGACCCCTGAACAGGTCAAGCGACACGCTCGGGAGACACGCGAAGCCCTGCCCCCTGCACCTTTCGTAAAGGGACTCACATGACCGCCCTGATTGCCTTGGCCGTTGTCGCAGTCATCGTTGCAGCATGGGACAGTTGACCCGCGCCGCATAACCCATCGCCCCTGTAGACCCGCTACAGGGGCTTTTTTAACCCTGACCCTATGCAACCCCTATGACCGAATTAAAAGCCCCTCAAAACCCCCAATTCATGGCCGCCTTGGCCGCCCTTGTCACGCGCCACCAGTTGACCGAAGCCCAAGCGGCTGGTCTGATGGGTGTCCCCGTGTTCACCCTTCGCAAATGGGTCAATGGCACCAGGGCACCCAATGCCGCTGCTGTTCGCTTGCTGGAGGTGCTGGACATGCTGAATGCCTTCGCCCCTGACCTGCTGGCATGCATTACCCCCGCTCCCACATCGAAAGCGAAACCATGAACCCGTTTGACCACTTTGACAAATTGTTTGGTGACTTGAAACTGTCGCCCGATGATGCCGCCCTGTATCTGTTCCTTGCCGGCTGGAACAGTGCTCTTCGGGAGATGGCCGCGCATGTTAAGGCGATGCCGTTTGAGAAAGACACCCAGGACAGCTTTGCCGTGTACTTCGAGCGTCAGGTAATTGACGTGGAGGCGATGACCAAATGAAACCCTGCACCATGTGCCACCGTGACCGACTGCCCGAGGGCGGGGTACAGATGACCCCTGCCAAATGGGTTTGTCAATCGTGCTGGCTCAAGTTCAGCTTGAACCGGAAATAAAAAAGGGGCCAATGGCCCCTTTTTCAATCCAACAACTCAGCCCCGTGTGTGCGGGGCTTTTCTTTTGTGGACAGCCTGTAAATGTCATTCAACTGGCGCTGCTTCGCCTCAATCACTGCTTTGCGATGCTCTTTGAATTGAACCGCCAGGGCGGGGTTGATGGCCCACTGGGCGTGGTGCTGCGCCTCTTTGCTGCCATCATCCATTCGCATGACCCAGCGCCCCTGCTCAAGTGGGTACATGGCCCCGTAGATCATTTGGTCCTGCTGCCACACGTTGGTCTTTTCGATCTGCCTGCGTGCTGATCGTTTGATCTCGGCCATCGTGATGGTCGACTCATCGGCGTGCTGGATGATGTGGTCACGTAACCAGGTGTCGAAGTTAGACGAACCTGACAGCTCGGTCAGGGCGTAGCGGTACGCCGGGACAACGTAGTCTTTGACCATCTCAATGACCCGTTGGGCGATGCTTGCGGACACCGTTGGACCGAAGGGCGACTCGATCAGGTGGAACATGAGCATGAGCCGCCCGGTCAACCCCTCAATCTTGCCAAAGGCAGTCATGAAAGTGTCGTCTGACTGAAGGAGCCGTTCATCATGGCGCTTGGCGTCATACCAGTCTTGGAACTCTTGGAACAGCGCCTTGGCTTCTGGACTCAGTTGGTAAGTCATGGGAGGCAAGGCGTAAACAATGCGCAGGGTCTGCTCCCACTGGGTCTTATTGAGCAGGTAGTCGGGGATCTCCACGGGCTTGCGGGTCAGGTCACCGTTCAAGATGCAGGGGACAAACCGTTGCACCAGTCCATCGGCTGACAAGTTGCTCAGGCTCTCACGGAACACACGGGGCTGGATGTTGCCGTAGATGCTGACGGCCAGATTTTCTGCAAAGATCGACCCGCTGCCCACACGGTCCATCTCGTAGCTGCTGGACTCGTAAGCCTTGACCCAAGCCGATCGATCCTCGCCGCTGGTCTTGTCTGTCAGCTTGCGAACCCAAGAGTTCATCTCGTCCAAGGCGCACAGTAACCCTCTGGGTCTGTCTGCTGCCAAACGCACCAGCTTCTGACTGGTCACGTCATCCACTGTGATCCGCAGGGGCACGGGTTGAGGCGGAAGGTCGTGCACCTGCGGTGCCTGATCGCCTGAGAGCATCGCCTCGGGGCTGGCTGAAAACTCAAGGAAAGCTTTTTTACTGCTGGCAAACATGGCCTCTTGACCCTCCCATGCCAACAGCTCCTTGGCGTGGTGTGGCCGGTCTTCGAGCTCCAAGTGCTTCAGAGGTGCCAGCATGGGCGCTGATCCAGGGGTTTTCTTGTCTGCCGGTGCACCGATCGTCATGAGCCACAGCACCGGGGGCACTTTGAAGTCCTTGATGAGTTCGAGTCTGCTACGTGCATCAACAACCCCGCACACCGCCGCCAGACCAGCGAACAGGGGCACCAAGGGATCACATCCCACCGTCTGCCCGACTTCCTCAGCCCTGCGGGCCAGCACCGCAGGCCACAAGGCCACGTCCATCATCGGTGGCCTTGGCCGCAGGTCAACGATAACGGACTTTGGGTCAGCGGGTGCCTCCACAGCTTGGAACATGGCTGTAATGTCGGGCGCTGGCCGGGTCCACCCGTACGACTTGGCAATGTGGAACAGACTGCCCAGCTTAACCGCTGTGGTCTTGTCGTTCCTGAAGCTGGTCCACTGGCCGATGATCTCCTTTTGCCCTGGGTACTTGGCCGATGGGGTTGACCAGTCGTTCCAGAGGGTCAGCGCCTGATCGAGTTGATTGGTCTGGTCCCCTGCCCACTTGAGCGCCATGCCCACGGTCACCCACTCCTCACGGGAGCAGTTGGGGCTGATGACCTCAAGGGCTGACTGTATCTCGGACCATGAAGCGTTCACCGAGTCAACGGTGTCAATGGATCGCTCTTTGTCTTGCCCAAGCATCCCTTGCCACAGATTGAGCAGGGCATCGGGGATCAGGGGCAGGCGGGTCCAGTGGCCTCGGCCTGCCCACCGGTAGGGCTGGAGCGTGTCGGGGTGGATGCTTGGGGGCAGCACGTCCTGCACCGTCAGACCGTTGGCCGTGGCGCAGCGCAGCTCGTAGGTGGTCTCTCCTGCTGTGATGATCTTCTTGGATGGCAGCGCCAAGCCCTCGGGCATACGGTACAACAGCTTACCGTGCCCTGCCCTACCCGAATCGATGATCACCGCATCGTTGGCGTCGTAAAGAGATTGGATGTCGATGCCCTGAAGCCCGAGCACCATTGTCGTGACATCCCAGTTGTCAATGTCGAGTGCCATCGTGCCGCTGTAGGCGTGGGCCAGACCGATACCGAAGCCAGATGGTAAATCGCCCTGAGAGGTCAGGGCGTTGTGTTTCAGGTTCCACCCAGGTGTGCGTGGCCCCTTGGTGCCGGACGGAATGGGTACAAGTGACCATGCGTGTCGGATGTAGGCATCAATGGATGCAGGATGCGCTTGTACTGTGGGAACGGCTGTCATAAAATCCTCTTGCTGGTGGATGCCAGTTTCTTCATGAATGTTTCTCCTTTAAAGCCCCGGTCTAACCACCGGGGCTTTTCTTTTTGCAAAATAAAATTCAAACTGTTGCACAATCGTATCACAGTGATGTACACTTGCACCCAATGGTTAAGGAATTTATTCATGTCACAACCCAAATCAGCGTTCATGACTGTCCGAGTGACAGACAAGACGCGAACCAAATTTCACGCCAAGGCATCAAAGCTCGGAACCCCGAGCGAGGTGCATCGTGAAATCGTCGAGGCGTTTGTTGAAGATCGCCTCACAATTCAACCGCCTGTAATCCGTAACCCTCTGGAGAAACTTTATGTCACTCGAACTCAAAATTGAAGCACTGGCTCAAGCCGTCATCGCCCTGACTGCCAAAATTGAAGGCATCAATGTAACCGCTGCCGCACCTGTTGCACCAGCACCCGCACCCGTGGTACAAGCGGCACCTGCTCCTGTGGCAGCGCCTGTACCGGCCCCGGTTGCTGCACCAGTTGTTACCCCTGCCCCCGTGGCCGCTGCACCAGCGATGCCAGCGCCTCCCTCATTCATTGCCCCCACCCCCGTGGCAGCACCTGCACCCACTGGCGCACCGTTCACTGACGGCAAGGGTCTGATTGACTACGTGATGAGCGCATACAAGGCGCTTGGCCCTCAAAAGGGTGCCATGATCCAGAACGTGCTGGTGAATCTGGGTTACCAGAACATCAACGATGTGAAGCCCGAGCACTACGGTCAGTTGTTCGCTGGTGTTGAAGCCTTGAAGGCTTGATCATGATCACCAAAGATACAGGCGGACCAGCGTTTCCGTGCGATGAGGTCGTTGACCAGTATGGATCAGTCCATAGAGGTGAAGGCATGACCCTGCGTGACTACTTTGCGGCCAAGGCAATCCAGGCCGTGATTGCCCGAGGTGATGATACAAATCGCCCCGGCATGGCCGAATGGTCTTACGCAATGGCCGATGCCATGCTGAAAGCGAGGGAGCAATGAGCGATCACGCCAAGCTGTCTCCATCGAAGCGCAGCCGCTGGGCATTGTGCCCCGGCAGCATCCGAGAGGAGGCCAAGTACCCCGACACCGGCAGCGGCCCTGCCGCTGTTGACGGCACACACTCGCACACGCTGCTGGAGCACTGCATCAAAAACGGCTTGTCGGACCCAATGGATCAGGTAGGGGAAACCTTTACCGATCACGAGGGTACGTTTGTCGTGGACACTGATCGCGCTGCACGGGTCAAGACTGCCATTGAGTACATCAACGAACGGTCCATGAACGGTATGTTCCCGGTCATCTCTGAGCAAAAGGTGGACCCTGAGTACCTGTTGGGTCGCAAAGACCTGTCGGGTACTGTGGACTGCCAGATTTTTGGTGATGACTGGCTTGAGCTGATTGACTACAAAGACGGCATGGGCGTTGTCACAGCCGAGGGCAACTTGCAGCTTGAACAGTACGCCTACGGTGTGCTGGCCGGGTACAAGCTGCCCCACAACGTCACCTACCCGTTCATCACCGTTCGCATGACGATCATCCAGCCCAAGCTGGCGCTGCGCGGAATGCCGCCGATCACTTCTTATGAGGTGCCTGTGCGTCACTTGATGGCAACAATGGGTACAATCGTGGCTCAAGCTGCCGCGACTGATCGACCAGATGCGCCGCTTGTACCGGGCGAAAGTCAATGTAAATTTTGCCGTGCCAAGGGGTCATGCTCTGCACTGGCGAACAACGTAATGAAGGAGGTCGGAATCATGTTCCAGCCTGTTGTAACCCAAACGCTCGATGTTGCACAACAAAGTGCAGACAAAGACCCATCCGCGATGGATGATGCCCAGATCGCTCAGATCATGGAAGCCGCCCCCTTGATGCGCCAACTCCTCGAAGGTGTGGAGAAGGAAGCACTGCGCCGTATGCAGGCGGGTCAGGTTATCCCTGGTCTCAAGCTGGTTAATGGTCGTGGCTCCCGTGCTTGGGCGCTGCCCGAGGAGGAGATGGCCGAGAAGCTCGTAAAGATGGGTATTCCTAAGGGCGCTGTCTACGAGACCAAACTCGTCACGCCTGCTAAAGCCGAGAAGCTCACATGGACCAAACGTGACGGCACAGCGGTGCAACTGACCGAGCGACAACTCAAGCGCATGGAGCAGGAATACGTGGTCAAGATGGCCGGTAAACTGACCGTGGCTCACGAATCTGACAGCCGACCCGCTGTCATCACCAATGCTGCGCCGCTGTTTAGCGCAGTTGAAGCAGAGGCAGTTGAATTTACCCTTCGCCTGCCTGCTGTCGATCCCCTGCCCTCGTGGCTTTCTTAAACTGGAGTAAATGTAATGCGACAAATTAATGATCATATGATCAACCCGGCTAACGACAAGTTAACCCTCACGGTAATTGACGAGGTTGGTGTTGGTGGAGGTAATCACGCATACAAGGTGTCTGGCTTTGACCTGTCCACCAATAAGAGCGCCGGAGACGGTGTTCTACAAAACTGTGCGACTGAGCTGATTATCTATTTTCAGAACGGTACGATCCCTGAAAACGGTGTCAACGGTCTGACTCAAGAGGTATTGCTTGCAATCGTGGCTGACCGCTTGCGCAGTTTTCAGGCTGGCCCGTTTGCTTGTAAAGCCAACGCCTGCGCCCTGACGCACATTGAGGAAGCACAGCACTGGCTGCAACAGCGAACCATTGAGCGTATGCGTCGTGGTGTCGAAGGTACACATAAATTGTAATTAACTGGAGTAATTGTCATGTCCGAAATCGTTTTCCTGTCGAATGTCCGACTCTCGTTCCCCCACCTCGCTGAACCTCAAAAGCAGATCAATGAGCAGACTGGTAAGGAGCGCATCTCTTACAACTGCGAGTTCATCATGCCGCAGGACCACGCTGGGTTCCAGCAGTTCATGGCACGCTACGGTGCCTTGGCGCTGGAGAAGTGGAAAGAGCACGCCCAGACCGTCATGGGCATGATCCAGAATGATCGCAAGACGCGCTGCTTTGGTCGTGGCGAGGAGAAGATCAACAAGAAGACCTTCCAGCCGTATGACGGCTACGCTGGTCATGTGTTCATCACCGCAGGCCGGGACACCGCGCCGCAAATGATCCAAGCTGACGGTCAACCCATTGATCCAAGCAACACAATGGCATACCAGCAACTGGCACGCAAGATGTATGGCGGCTGCCGTGTCAATGCCGCCATCAAGCCTTGGCCGCAAGACAACAAGCATGGTCGTGGTATCCGCTGCGATTTGATTGCTGTTCAGTTTGCCGGTGACGACACTGCCTTTGGTGAAGGTGCCGTTGACGCATCGGGCATGTTTGGCGCTGTGGCTGGTGCCGCTGTTCCCGGGTTCATGGCTCAACCTGCTGTTGCCATGCCTGCTGCACCGTTTGGCGGTCTGCCTTCGTTCTTGGCGTAATTGAATCGGGGTCGAAAGCGGATGCTGTGACCCGGCCACGGGTATGGCAGCGGCTAATTAAGCCGTCCACAGTGCAGCGAGTAGGCCCCACCTAACCCGGTAACCGTAATGAGTAACGACTATGTGTTTGACATCGAGACATACCCCAACGTGTTCACGCTGGCAGTGGAGCACGCTGACGCACCGCTGCGCTGGTCCTTTGAGATCAGCGGCTGGCGCAACGACTCTAAAGAGATTATTGAGTTCCTTGGGTATCTTAAGGACACCAACGCCAGGATGATCGGGTTCAACAACCTCGGGTTTGACTACCCCGTCCTGCACACGCTGATTCGCATGGGTTACAGCGATTCCCGCGCCCTGTACGACAAGGCAATGGCGATCATCAACACCCAAGACGATGATGAGGGTGGCAAGTGGATGCACCAAGTTAACCCGAGTGACCGATTCGTTGAGCAGATCGACCTGTTCAAGATTCACCACTTTGACAACCGCGCCCGGTCCACCAGTCTCAAGGTGCTTGAGTTCAACATGCGCTCAGACAACATTGAAGACCTGCCGTTCAAAGTTGGCACCTTCTTAAACCCTGAACAGATTCAAGTGCTCAAGAAGTACAACGCGCACGATGTGGCGCAGACCAAGGCGTTCTACCACCACACCTTGGGCATGATCCGGTTTCGTGAGGAACTCACGCACAAGTACAACCGCGATTTCATGAACCACAATGACACCAAGATCGGCAAGGACTACTTCGTCATGAAGCTGGAAGAAGCCGGTGTTGCCTGTTACGACTTCGGACCCAAGGGGCGCACACCTCGGCAGACCCCGCGCCCCGTGATTCATCTCAAGGACGCCATACTGCCGTGGATCGAGTTTGAGCATCCCGAGTTCACCAGGGTGATGAACTGGCTCAAGGATCAATCAATCACCGAAACCAAAGGAGTCTTTAATGACCTCACCGCTGTCGTCAATGGATTTACTTTTGTGTTTGGTCTGGGTGGCATTCACGGTTCAGTGGAATCCGAAGTCACCGAGTCTGACAGTGAATATGTCATTGTTGATCTTGATGTCACTTCTTACTATCCGAATCTGGCTATAACGAACGGGGTTTACCCTGCACATCTGGGTAAGGATTTCGTAAGCATCTACCAGCACCTGTTTGAGCAGCGCAAGACGTACCCCAAGAAGTCAGCCGAATCAGCGATGATGAAGCTGGCGCTTAACGGTGTCTACGGTGACAGCAACAGCCGGTTCAGCGTGTTCTACGATCCTCTGTTCACCATGAGCATTACGCTCAACGGTCAACTGCTGCTGTGCCTGCTGGCTGAAGGGCTGATGCAGATTGAAGGGTTGCGCCTGATTCAAGTGAACACGGACGGCCTGACTGTGCGGGTGCCTCGGGCCAACAAGTATCTGGTGGATGCCGCCAGTGCAGCGTGGCAGCAGCGCACCAAGCTGAACCTTGAAGAAGCCATCTACAAGGCGATGATGATCCGCGATGTCAACAACTACATCGGGGTGTTTGAGGACGGCAGCACCAAGCGCAAAGGTGCCTACGAATACGACATGGAGTGGCACCAGAACCACGGTGCTCTGGTCATCGCCAAGGTGGCCGAAAAGGTGTTGGTTGAAGGTGCCCCGATCCGTGAGACGGTGGAGCAGTGGCCCGACATCATGGACTTCATGCTGCGCACCAAGGTGCCGCGCTCCAGCTATCTGGCAATCGAACACGATGGTGTGGCATCACAGCTTCAGAACACGACCCGGTACTACATCGCCAAGGGTGGTGGTCGCCTGTTCAAGTGGATGCCGCCCCTGAAAGCCAAACCTGAGGTGTGGCGCAAGATTGGCGTTGAGTCGGGATGGGGCGTGCAGCCCTGCAACGACATCCGGGATGCTGGCAAATTGCCAGTTGATTTTGACTACTACGTGAGGGAGGTAGAGAAACTCTGCCTCAGTTTGAAATGACCCAAGGTATGAAATTCGATGGTGCAAAACATCGCTGGAGCCTTCTTCCATCAGGCACCATTCATCAAATCATTCTGGTGCTGGAGTTTGGCGCTGCAAAATATGCAGAGAACAATTGGCAACACGTTGATCGTGGTCCAGATCGTTACTACGATGCGCTGATGCGTCATGTCCATGCGTGGCGTGCTGGTGAAACCAAAGACCCTGAGAGTGGTCTGCACCATCTGGCTCACGCTGGGTGCTGCCTGCTGTTTATGCTGTGGCTTGATGATCGTGGGGTACGGTGATGCTGGAAAAACAAATTGAAGCCAAGGTCTGCGACTACGCCAAGTCCAAAGGTGTGCTGGCGTACAAGTTCACCAGTCCAGCCCGTGCCGCTGTGCCTGATCGACTGTTCATCGGACCCGATGGGCGCATGTGGTTCTGCGAGTTCAAGCGCGAGGGTCAGGTGCCCACGCCAGCGCAGTACCGGGAGCACGACAAGCTCAGGCAGCAGATGGTCAACGTGTTCGTGATTGACAATGTGCCCGAGGGTAAGCTGATGATTGACGTGATGGTGATGGGATGCTGACACCTACCAAACCACGGGTCATTTCATGGTTCTCCTGCGGTGCCGCCAGTGCGGTTGCCACAATCCTTGCTGCCATCAAGTATGGCGACATTGAGGCTGTTTATTGCCGGGTGGAAGAAGAACACCCAGATAACCTTCGGTTCCTTGATGACTTTACTCGTGTGACTGGCATCCCTGTCAAAGTCATCCGGGATGAACAGCACCAAGGGTCCATCTACAACGTGTTCACAAAGCGTGGGTTCATCAAGAATCAGTTTGGCGCACCTTGCACCATGATTTTAAAGAAGGACATGCGCAAGTCATACCAGCGCCCTACGGACACCCAAGTGTTCGGGTATACCGCTGAAGAACAAGATCGCGCTGATAAATTCATTGACGGTAACAACGATGTCAATCAGGACTTTCTTTTGATTGACAACGGTATCACCAAACAAGATTGCTACGCGCATCTGACCCGGTTGGGTTTGAAGCTGCCAGCGATGTATCACCTTGGGTACTCCAACAACAACTGCATTGGTTGCGTGAAGGGTGGAATGGGTTATTGGAACAAGATTCGCAAGGACTTCCCAACCCAATTTCACAAAATGGCAAAGTTGGAAAGGTTTATTGGTCACGCGGTAAACAAGGACGAAAACGGTCCGGTGTACTTGGACGAGTTGGCACCCAATCGTGGACGGTTCAAAGTAGACATGCCCGCAGATTGCGGATTCACATGCGAGGTGAAGTAATGCTGACACCTGACTTACTCCACGGCTACCAGCAAAAAGCTGTCAACTTCCAGTGCACCCACCCGCACTCGATGCTGTGGTTGGACATGGGTCTGGGCAAGACCGTGATCACACTGACCAGTCTGGCCCACCTGATCCGCGCCCAGTTCCTGCGCGGCGTGATCATCGTGGCTCCGATCCGAGTCATCCGTCTGGTTTGGCGTCAAGAAGCTGCGAAGTGGCAGCACACAGGACACCTCAAGTTCAGCATGATCACGGGCACCAAGGATCAGCGCACCCGCGCCCTGCTGCGCCCCGCTGACATCTACATGATCAACTACGAAAACCTCGGCTGGCTCTCTGAAACGCTTCAGACCTACTTCGTCAAGAAGGATCGCCCGATGCCCTTCAACGGCATCGTGTGGGATGAGATCAGCAAGATGAAGAACAGCGCCACGAACCGTGTCAAAGCGTTTCGCAAGATCGCTGACAAATTCGACTGGACCACGGGCCTCACGGGCACCCCGGCCTCCAACGGGTACAAAGACCTACATGGTCAGTTCCTTGTGGTGGACAGGGGCGAGCGCCTAGGCACCAGCAAGACAGCGTTCCGCACCCGGTTCTACCGCAAGGCAGGACCGTATAAAGAGATACCTTACGAGGACACCGAGGACACAATCAAGAAGTTGATCGGGGACATCACGCTTGAGATGAGCGCAGAGGACTACAACCCGCTGCCCGACCTCATGGTCAACAACATTGAGATCGAGATGCCCGACACCCTGCGTGCCATGTACGAGAGGATGGAGAAAGAGTTTTTCCTGACCCTTGACAGCGGTACTACGGTGGAGGCGTTTAATCAGGCATCACTGACCAACAAGTGTCTCCAGTTCTCCAACGGCGCAATGTACCCAGTGCCAGGGATGCCGTTGTGGGAGCCAGTGCATGACCTGAAGCTGGACGCTCTTGAGGACATCATTGACGAGGCCAACGGGTCACCGATCCTGTGCTCGTATGCCTACAGGTCAGATGCCGCCAGGATCATGGAGAGGTTCAAGCACTTGGACCCGATCAATCTGACCGATTGCAAGAGCGAGGCATCGTTGACCAACGCCATGCACCGCTGGAAGACTGGCGACTGCTCCTTGATGATTGGGCACCCTGCATCAATGGGTCACGGGATTGACGGGTTGCAGGCCAACGGACACATCCTTGTGTGGTTCGGCCTCAACTGGTCACTTGACCTCTACGCTCAGTTCAACGCCCGGGTGCGCCGCCAGGGTCAAGGGGTGCCGGTGATCTGTCACCGCATCTTGTGCCAAGCCACCTTGGACCAAGCACAGGCTTTGGCGCTGGACGACAAGGCATCAACTGAGGCAGGGTTGCGCAAGGCAATCAAAGAATATCGACAATCAAAAGGACATTGAAATGAGTTACGCAGAATACGAGATGAAAGTGGTGCAGTGGGGCGAGGCCCGTGGCATCGTGCAAAACGCTACAGCGATGTCGCAGGCCATCAAGACACTGGAGGAAACCACTGAGCTGCTTGACGCCATCAACAAGAAGAACCCTGACGAAATTAAGGATGCTGTGGGCGACATCGTGGTCACCTTGATCATGGTGTGCGCTGTGATGGACATTGACTTGACTCAGTGCCTCAAGGGTGCGTACAACGAAATCAAGGATCGCAAGGGACATTTGACAAAAGAAGGTGTATTTGTCAAAGAAGCGTGATACACTTGTGTCACACCAACAACCGGAGTAAATGTCATGAAGTTAGTTCAAATTGTCCAGTCGCTGTACGCGCCACCGAGTCCCGAGTCCATTGCGCTACGGGAGCTTGAGGAGTCCCGGCGCGAGTTACTCGCTGCACACACGGCGCAGGAGTACGCCGCTGCAATGGTTGAGTTTCACAAAGGCAAGATCGCACGACTAAGCTGGTTTCTCAAGAAAACAATGGACGAGGTGCAGTCATGAGCCAAGCACAACGAGTGTTTGAGGCCGTGATGCGCGGCAAAGGACATGATGATTTTGAGAAGTCTCCAACAGGCAAGTACTTGAACCCCGGCTTGCAAGTGCGCTGGCCCATGTTCTTGCTGGGCTGGGAGATGCGTGAGGTGTCCAAATGACTACATGCAACCGATGCGGTAAAACCGTTGGTACAAACGATTGGGACATCCACACATGCACCCCGAAGCCTGGGCTGTGCGATAAATGCGAGACCGTGGCGCACTGTCTCAAGCATGGGTGCATACCCAAGGTGGTGGCTGAAAGCAACAAGGCTGCTTACCAACGAGGTTATCTTGATGGCATGGCGAAACCCTGCGTTGATTGCGCAGATAGAAAACTCAAGGAGAAACGCATGAGAGACGCAATCGAAATGGCCCGTAAGGCTGGTGGACGAGCGCAACAAAACAAGAACTGTGATGTTGAATACGTGATGTCTTCCGAATCGCTTCAACGCCTTATTGATTCTGTCCGTGTTGATGAGCAAGCTAACGCATTTCGTGCTGGCGTTTTGTATGCCGCTAAGAAATACGCTGAGGTTTCTCAAGATATGTTCACAGGTAATGACGTGAGTATGTTTCTTGAAATGGAGGAAGCGGAATTGTCAGACGAAGACATAGCCGCCATCCGAGCAAGGGGGCAGGCATGACCGGCTCTAAGATACTTATGGGGCCGTTCCATCGAGAGACAGCCGTTAAGTTGTATGACGAACTCCACGCTGTAATCCACCGATACGACGGGCAATTGCTGGCTGTGGAGGTGCTTGGCATCATGGAAATCCTCAAACACAACATCATCAACGTAGCCATGGAGGATGAAGATGACTAACTGCAAACACCGATGGGAGCCGAGTTTCTTCGCCATTAAGTACCGCGCACCCAATCACTACATCTTTGAATGCAAACGATGTGGGAAAAGCATTTTCGCAACCTTGAAGGAACCACAGAAATGAGACTTACCAAAACAATCCGCGAGGCGTTTGTCCGCGCGGCCATGCAGGACGTCCCCAAGCCCGAGGACTTTGAGGCGCAAGCCCGCAAGCTGGTCATCGAGGACTCGATCAGCAAGCTACCCGCCATAGTCCAACCGCTGGCCCGCAACAAAGAACTGCGGTTCTGCATCCGTACATCGAGTTACTGGTTTGGCCGTGGCGTGTTTAGCTCCGTCACCGTTTTTGAGCCGCACGGGACCAACTACCAACCGTCGCCAGACGTCACTGCGGCGTTGCGTGTGCTGATGGATAACGCAGAAGCCGAAAAAAAGATGTTACGGGGTTTGGAGCAAAAGCTGACGGGCGCGGTTAACTCATGCACCACACGCAAGGCGCTGGTCACCATGCTGCCCGAATTTGAAAAGTACCTGCCCGCCGATGAAGCGGCAGCGTGCAAGACATTGCCCGCTATCGCCAACATCGTTGCTGATTTTGCAAAAGCCGGATGGCCGAAAGGTTCAAAATGAAAACGATCAAAGACGAAGTGGCAACGCTCAAGCGAGGCCGCAGGGTGACGGTTGAACTTGCGCCCGACGAGTACCTGCTGGGCATCAAAGACGGCGCGTACTACCAGCTTGGCGGCCAAGTGGATGACATCGTGGCTGGCTACATCATCATTGACTGCCACCCGGTCGAGTGGTGCAGTGTTTCGCAAAAATGGGAGGACGCATGAGCACCACAAACACAGGCGGACCAGCGTTTCCATTCCCTGCCTACACATACCCAAACGATGAGATCAACCACGGCGAGGGCGGCATGACCCTGCGCGACTACTTCGCAGCAAAGGCGATGGCAGCAGATATGACTGATGGCATACATGAAAATGATTTTGCTTGGGCTGCTGCACGGGCCTACAAAGTAGCCGATGCCATGCTGAAAGCGAGGGGAGAATGAACCAAGATTTTTTAAAGTCCGTTGTGCATTACGATGCAACTACAGGAATATTTCGTTGGCGATTTGGTGCGAGAGGGGGTCTCCCTTGGCGGGAAGCCGGAACCATAAATGGCAGAAAGTACGTTCAGATCGGCATCAACAAAAAGCTGCATTTGGCGCATCGTCTTGCATGGTTATACACGCACGGCGAATGGCCTTCTGCTGAAGTAGACCACGTTAACGGGAAAACCGATGACAACAGATTGTGCAACCTGCGTATTGCAAACAGATCGCAAAACAGTCAAAACAAGCGGAGACCTCAATCAAACAACAAGTCTGGTTTTCTTGGTGTGATTTACTGGTGGAGAACAAAGACATGGAAAGCGCAAATTTGCGTTGCCGGGAAAAACACATCTCTAGGTTACTTCAAAACACCAGAGCAGGCGCACCAAGCTTATTTGGAAGCAAAACGAAAACTACACAGCCACTGTGTGATCTAAAGGGAAAATTATGCAAATCGTCATTTACTCCAAAAGCAACTGCCCCAACTGCACCGCTGCAAAACGCCTCTTAAACGACAAGGGCATCGGGTATCACGAGTACAGCGTTGATGACCCGACAGTGATGGCGGCGTTTATTCAGACCCACCAAGGCATCCGCCAGATGCCTCAGATTTTTATCGGTGGTCAGCGCGTTGGCGGCTTGGCTGGGTTGCAGGCTGCGTTAAAAGAATTGGGGTTGTTATGAGCAAAGAAGCATTGAAGATGGCGCTTGAGGCGTTGTCCCCTTGGATGGACACGGATGCAGGTCACACAGAGCAGCACGCTGCATATTACGCCATCAAGCAAGCCTTGGAGCAACCTGCGCAGGAGCCTGTGGCGTGGATGGCAGAGAGTAAAAATGGAAATGTGCGTTTCACAAATATCGGCCAATCAGCCGATCAATTGGAAAGTTTTGGTTGGACGATTTCCCCACTCTACGCCACCCCACCCGCACAAGAGTTCGTGTGCAGCACAGGGCTGTGTCATTACAAACCCGCAGCACCTGTGCAGGACATTGGCGTTGAACAAGATGAGCGTGTGTTTGCCCGTATTGAGGCGAGAAAAAACAGAGATGCAGCACACAAAGAGACAGCACAGCGGCAATGGGTTGGGCTGACGGATGAGGAGAAGCAAGAATGGGTTGAACTTATGCCGGACGAACCAAAACATCGACACATCATGAATTTAATAAACGTCATTGAAGCCGAACTCAAGGAGAAGAACACATGACAGTAACTCGATTCGCACCAGTCAAGAATATCTTCACTGGTGAAGAAGTAATTCGGTTTGTCCCGATCCCTCAAGTCAGCACAAAGCGCAAGGGAGAAACGCAGCATGACGCCAAATTTATGACCCTGCTCGACTTCAAACAGGCGCTTTTAGTACCAGAACATGAGTTTGATAGCGTCAGAAGGTCAATGCAGCGATTCTTAGATAACAAGGGTCTTAAGGGTAAAGTGTCTTTTAGACAACTGAAAGACCACCGCACCAAGAGCTACACGGTTTGGCTTGCTAATGAGCCACCACAGGCGCAAATCAAGAGGAAGTCGGATGAAAAAGCGTAGCAAGTACCGACCCAAGGCTCAACTTCTCGACCCACTCAACTGGGTCATTGCAGGCATGAAGCCCGTGCTGACGGCCACCGAGGTCATGAGCAACGTGCGAATCAAGAACCACTTGGCGCTGCGCTGCGTGGTGGAGGGCACTGCCACTCGAAAAGACATGGACGTGCTGATTGAGGCGTTCAACGTCACCGAGGCGCTGACGAGGGTTGACGCATCACTGGGCAAGGACTGGTCGCAAGAGATCAGGGCGGGTCAGGATGCGCTGCTCACAATGTGCAAGAGGGGCGTTGCCAAGGGTGACAGGTTTGTGTTCACCGGTGCCGAGTTGACCGCCGCTAACACCGTCATGGAGATTCATGACGCGCAGCTTGAACGCTGCACAGTCGCGCAGATGGAGAAAGCCCTGCACGAAATCATCAAAGACATCAACCACAAGAAAGCGAGAGCCGTTGTATGAACTATTGCGATGATTATTGCACCAACTATGGGTGCAACCAAGGCCGAGAGTGCCCTGCCCGAGTAGCGAAGGCCAAGCCTGTCATGAGAGCTGCCGACCCACTACCGCCGAGCGTCTGGCGCTACCAGTTGAAGAAGCTGACCTACTGGGTACTGCTGGGGGTGTTCGGGATGCTCTGGATGGGGTTCCTTGCGGCCTGTGCTGCCCACTGGTCCTAAGCCTTACCTTTGATGCGCTCAAACGTGCGCAGGCCACCCAAGCCCAACATGCCAGTGAGCAAGACCATCAGCGTCTCATTGTCGATGGGTGGCAACGGTGGCACAGAGACGCCCAGAACGGCCAGCAACCAGGGTAAAAGCGGCTGGACAAGGAACTGGTACACCAGACCGAAAACGCAGGCCCAGCCGGTTGCCGGACGCCAGCCGCCACGGAACATATCGGTGGACGCCTCAACCTTGTTCACGTCAAGTTGGCCCAATGCGAGTTTGGTCTCCGCATCCAGCATAGCCAACTCGCCGCGCTGCGCCAGATCAAGCAGTTTGATCTTGGCGTCTGCTGCCGCCTGTTGGTCTGGGAGCACCTTTTCCAAGATGCCACCAATGACCGGGATGAGTGCTTGCCAGATCATGGGGATTTCCTATTTGTGGGGAACGTCTGTATAATTGGGGAATGACCAACAATTTTCAAAACACATCTACGACTCGTAAATGCCACCGATGCGGTCAAGTTTTTCAAGCAACTGCCGACTTCTTTATGCGCGATAAAAGCCGACCACTCGGCTTGGCCTACGAATGTCGCGAATGCCATCGTGAACGCAAACGCGGTCGAGATAATCGCAGCGACCGATGGGGTCAAATGACTGACGAGCAGCGCGCCAAAGCAAAAGCACGCAACCAGAAATATGGCAAAACGGATAAAGGTCGCGCTGTTTTTCTGCGAAAAGCATATGAACGAATTGATGCGTGCGACATGACAACGGCAGAAGTTTTGGCATTGATTGTTCAGCCGTGCGTTCATTGCGGAACTACGAATATGCCACGCGGACTGGACAGAATTGACAACGGCCAACCACACCTCAAAAGCAATGTTGCGCCATCATGTGCGCCATGCAACTTTGCACGCGGTGATCGGTTTACGTTTGACGAGATGCAGCGCATTGGAAAAGTCATCCGGCAGGTGATTGAGGATAGAACTTGCGATTAAGCTCAAAATGTGGGCCGTCACGCATTTTCCAGTCGCCGCCCCAGACAATCCTGACACCTTCCAGCCTGGCCGCCTCTTTCATGGCCGCTGCGATCTTGTGGTACAGCGGCCAGTCCCACCGCACCTCATCCCCGACCCAAGCACCCAGATCAACAGCGTGACCCGTCAGGTGGCGACTGTTGAGCGTCTGACTGGCCCCGGCCTCCACCAGTGCCTTTTGACGCTCGGGTGTCCGTAAGCCCTCAAGCACTGTGAAGTCCACATCGGTGATCTTGATGGCACGCTCAACCACTTTGACCAGATCAGGGTGAACCCCTCTCAGGCGTTGCTTGGAGCGTGGGCCAAGGGAGAACACGATCAGTGGCCCTTGAGCCAACTGAGGCCGAACCCGATGGCGCTGGAGACAAGCGAGACAAAGGCCATGCCTGCCCAAAACCCACCGCGCCCCTGGTTGGCGAGGGCCACCAGCTTCTCGACGTTGGCCTCCATCTTGTCCATCTTGCTGGACATCTCGTCAAATCGGCGCTCGTAGTTCTGAACGCGCTCCCAGAGCACACCATATTTCACTGGGTCGATCTCGGCCATGTCTGATACTTCCATGATGATAGATTCTGTATTTTAACGAGCAAGGGCGTTTTGGTTAACTGGTTCTGCGCGTCTTGATGCTTCTGCCCCCAGCGCCCGAGTTGCACCCAGTGCTAAAGCGTTACCGGTGCCTGAAGTTGCGGCAGCGCGAGATGCTTGCAACTTCATCGCAGCTTCAATCTGCTCGGCAGCAATTGCAGGGTTGGTCAACTCCCGTGCAATCTCCAGCGCAATCCTGTCGTCCATTCTCAACGCCAGTCGCTTGACCACGTTGTTGAAAATGGTGATCGGCACAGAGATGAAGTTGGGCAAAGGTAAGCCAGATTCTTTACCCGCCTTGGTTGCAAGACTTCTCAAGTCAGCGCCAGCGTCAGCGCCGGACTTCACAAGTCGTTGGTACTCACCCTCGCGCAGCAAGTCTTGACGAACAGCGTTAACTTGGTTCAGTTGGTCAGGGGTTAAACCCTTAGTCAATTCACCAATTCGCTTTTCAACAGCCAAAGCGTTGGCACCGGCTGGCAATGGAGGTCCGAGTTTGTTACCGCTTGCTTTTGCAAGTTCCTCAATCTTGGCAAGTCGTGCTGCGTCTTTTGCAACGACACCCACACGCTGCGTGATGTTCATGCCAGCATCGTCAAGAATCTTCAACGGTTCTGCGTACTTCTTCATGAACGATGCGTGAGAATCAGTTGTCACTCGACCTGCTGCGTCTGTCACTTCTCGGCGGTACAAATCCTCAATACCTGTTCTTGCAATCTTCAAGGCGTCTGGGTTCTTCCCGAACAGTCGCAGAAAATCCTTGGCTTCGCTTTCACCCTTTGGTTGGAAGTACTTGCTGACCACATCCTCAGGCTTGATCTTTGTTTCCTTCAAACCTGTTTGCTTAAACAAGTTGGCGTTGATGCCTTCTTTGAAACGAGGTGCGTACTGTGTGCGGTATGCGTCAAGAGCACCTTGGTACAGGGTCTTGGCATCATCTGACAAGGTGTCGCTGGCCTTCACAGCATCGTCAATTGCACTGTGCAACTGACGCAGATTTTTCAGCGTTGTTGCAGCCATTGGCGCGTTGCTGGTGCTGGCGGCTGCGATGTCCGCATTGATGGCTTTGCGTACATCATCGAGTTGCAACAAGGTTGCCTGAGGGGTTGCTTGAGGAGGTGCTGGTGGCTTTGCAGTCTTGAACCCAGCTTTGCCAATTGGCACTGCCTCCATTTCCGGCACCTTGGGTGCAAAACTGCGCAACTTGCGCACGGTGTCAGGCGCTGTCTCAGTAGCAAACTCGGACAGCTTGCGATCAAGAATGCGCTCGGCTTCGCTGACAACCTTGGACACGTCAATCTTGGCGTCCCCGGCTGCATCGAACGCTGCCTTGTATGCAGGTTGAATCACATTTGACTTGACAGCCCGCTGCTCGGCACGCGCTGCATCAATCAATGCACTACCGGCTTCACCGGGGGTAATGTTTACAAGACCTCGGTCAATCTTGCCTTGAATGCGTTGCTTGGCAGCGTCAAACTTAACGCCTGCACGGGCCTCTTGGGCTTGACGGGCCGCGATGTTTTGCGACTCCATTGAGGCGTAAGTGTCCGCAGCACCGGGTACTTGACGAGCCCGGGCTTGCAGCACCGACAGACCCACGCTGCCAGCGGGTGCGGCGGCCTCACCGGCTGTTGGTGCTGTGCCTGGGACGATTTGTGTTTTCCCGCGCAAGGCGTTGACGATTTCATCACCCTTATCGCCAATCGCTTTGATGTACTGGTCCAGTTTAACGTTTTTCAGTTTGCTGGCGTACTCGGCACCTTTACCAATTACAGGTGCAACAATGCCCCGACCGAAGGCTTCCATTGTGGCACCTTCAAGTATGTTCTTGGCTTGCCGTGTAGCTGACTCTGGCAGGGTCTCGTTGCCAGCATCTCCCGCAGCCAGTCGCATCAACTCTTTGGCACCGGCAAAGCCTGCACCAGCGCCCGTCAGCATACCCAGCGGCCCTGCTGGCGCGCCTAAAGCCGCACCGCCTGCTGTACCCAATGCCTCAACTGTTGGCGTAATGAACTCAACAACTTTTCGACGTGTTGACGGCTCACTTGTTTGGGCTTGGGGTTGAGCGATTGGCTGACCGGCAGCTTTCGCTTCCAGTTCAGCCACGCGGCGCAGTGCTGCCAGTTCTTCACGAGGTGTCATGGCTTACTTTCCGAATCGTTTACGAAGCTGGTCCAACTCGGCTTGTTCGGCTGCACTGAGTCCGCCACCGGCAGCAGGTTTACCACCAGCGGGCGCTTTTGGCGCAAATGTTGACTTGGGCGCGGGCAAGTCGGCAAACTGAGGAAACTGCTCAAAATCGTCACCAAACTGACGCTGATAAGCATCTTTCATTCGTTCCATAGCGCCTTGTGCTTGCGCCTCAACCAGCTCCAATTGCTTAAGCAATGGTCCAGTGCCCTTGGTTCGGTCAATCGCTGCAATCTGATCCGCAAGAATTTTCCATTCTTGGTTGGCAATAGAACCAATTGCGCCGGTTGACGCAGCTTGAGCTTTGCCGAGGGCTGTAATCTTGCCCTCAAGGTTCTTCAATCGTGTCTCAGCCGATGCGGCAGCACCTTCGGGAATTGACGGCAGGAGTGTTCCGGTAAAGCCTGTGGCTCTGGACAACCCTGGTTCAGCTTTGACAAACGCAATTGAGTCAAGAACGTCCTGAGTTGTCTGCAACGCATTTTGGGCAGTTTTAAACTCTTTGCCTAATTGATCGCGCCTTTTTGCAGATTGAACCGGTGTCATCGGCTTAGACGCAGGGGGAGCACCCGCGCCACCAGCGCCACCGCCAATAAACTTGACAGAAGCGGGTGTAAACGGTGTCATGCCGAGGGCTTGTTCACGGCTTACATATTGAGGTCTGCCGTCTGCACCCATGACAGCAACAGGTGCGCTGGGTGCAGGGGGCATAACCTCGCGGGGCGCTGTCAAAAACGAGTTTGTGGCTGGGTTGTACACAGCGTTACCTGCCACCTTTGGCAATTGCGATTTAGCGTAACCCTCAATTCCCAAAGCCTCACGATCTTGGTATTTTTTAAATTCCACTGGGTCATCTGAAATTTCAGACAGCGCGGCGTCAAGAGGAAGGGTCTGTTGGAGCAACGGGCCAAGGTCTGGGTCAGCGTACTGGCGTTTGATTGCCTCGCGTGCCGTGTTAGGGTCAGGAGCACGAAGAATGCTGTCACGAAACAACGCAGCTTTTTCAGCCCGCAATTTTGATGTTCGGTCTTCCTGATAACCTTGCATCTTCAGCGCGTTAAATTGCTGCGCTTGCATGTTGGCCTGCTGTTTGAGTTGCTGCTCAGCAAGTTTATTTTCCTGCTCACGGCGCTGTTCTTGACCTCTATCAAAACCCGACATGAAGCCAGCGTTTGAGAGGCGGTTGAAGTTTAGTTCAGCCATTTTTAGTAATCTCCTTCGCCAAACGTGCCGCTGCCGCCACCAAACCCGCCGTAGTTGTACCCGCCACTTGTGTTCAGATATTTACCAAGGGAGCTACCGAGGGTGTCGTACATAGACGCACGACCCCGCTGGCTTTCAATCATGGCGTTACCAGTGTTCACACCCTGCTGGTACATCTGCGGGCCTGCGCCAGATGCGTAGTTTTGACCCGATGCGCTCATAGCACCAGCGGCAGTAGGTGCAAACCCTACGACGCCTGCCAATGCGTTGCGCTGCAAACCCTGAGTGTCTCGGAACCGGTTGTAGGCGTTGCCAAACTCTTGAGACGCCATGTCTTGACCGAACCGTTGAGCCGCTTTTAAGGCGCTACCTGAGATCAAGCCACCACGGGCGGCAGCTTGTCGGTCCAGCGCCTTCTGACCCTCGGATAGCCGAAAGGCGTAACCTGGGTCAGCTTGGTAATCGGCTTGCGTAAACCCGCGCACCAAGTCGCCGCCTTGCCCGATGCCTGACAGGTAGCCTGGGAGCGCATTGACGCCCGCTTGGTAAAAAGGTTGTTGCCGCGCAACACCTTCTTCGTACATTCGGCGCTGAAGGTCAATACTTGACTGGGCTCCAGCGTTCGCAGCACCTGCCGCCGACGATGCGGCATCGCCAGCTTGGTTACCGTCAACCAAGCCACCCAAAGCGCCGCCAATTGCCCCACCGAGTCCGGGCGCAACAATATTACCTACGATGCCACCCAACGCCGAAAAAAGTCCCATGATGCTCTCCTTGATCTATTTTACAAACTCTGGACAACCAAAGTAAGCTCGGGAACACCGGGCGCTGTGTCGATGTCAACCTGGATGACAGCGTATTTGTCGCGGATAGCCTGCCGTGCGGCTTCAGCGGTCACAGCTTCGCTCGGAATGGTGGCCTTAATGTCCAAGGGTGCAAACTCAGCAGCACGGGCTGCACGGCGCTTGTCGTGCGCCACGGCTTTGGCTTTGTCGAGGTTGATGGTGATCATGCTGCGTACTCCCATGCTGCGCGGAATGTGCGATCCGTTGGGATGTCGGACACGTCCACGATTTTGAATGGCTTGCCCTCTGGCACGTCTTTGGCTGCAATCTCGTCAATGGTCAGGCCGCACTCAGAGGCCGGGATGATGACAGCTACGCCGCCTGCGTCTGTGGAATAAATGATGCGTTGGCTCATGGTGTTCTTTCAGCGGTGGATGGTGACGCAAACGCCATCGCAATCCGATGCGCCAGCCCCACTTAATGATGCAAAGACTCTAACGGCACTTGTGGTTGGTGAAAATTGAGCAGAAGCCCCACCTTGGCCGGAAGATTTAAGGGTGTTTGCGCTGCCGCTGATTGAGATGGCGTACCCGTAGTTTGCATCCGGCATGGCGGTGGAAAAATTAACAGTGTAGTCGCCCGTACCGTTGTCCGTGATGCTGGACACGTTACCGCTGGCTCTGATTGCCACGGTGCCGGTGCCGTTGAAGTTGACCCAAGCGCGAGCGCCGTAGATCGGAGCCGTGCCCGTTTGTGCACCGTCTAGCTTGGCACCGGTTACGGCAGCCGCGCCAATCTTGTCCACGGTCACAGCACCCGTGCCAATCTTGGCCTCAGTCACGTTGCCGTTGGTGATTTTGGCTGTGGTGACAGCGTTGTCTGCCAACTTGCCCGTGGTGACGTTGAGATCTGCAATCTTGATGGTGGTGACGGCACCATCGGCCAATTTGGCCGTGCCAATTGAGCCGTCTGCAATTGAGATAGACGACTGGTACAACTGAAACCGTGTACCGTCATACTCAATTTGAGCAATCCGACCTGCCACCAACTCGCCGCCCACCATCGGGGTGGCTGAACCCACAAACAAGTTCTTGGCTCCAAGGCCGTCAAGGTCAATGGTCACAGCGCCTGTGTTTGTGGCGACTGGAAGAAAACTGAGCGTCATCCCTGCCACGTAGGACGTGTACGGGGGCACCGAGGTGCCAATGAGCGCATTGGTGCCGGTGACGGTGATCAGGTTGTTGAACACCGTGGGGTCGTCAATCGCCGGGATGTTGTCGTACGTGCCGATCAGCACGTTGGTCGAGGTGTACAGGGCGAACTTGTAGGTCACGCCGCTGTTGAGCCAAATCTCGAAAGGCGTGCGGCCCGCAGCGTTCATCACGATAGGGTTGGTGTTGGCAACAGTGCCCGCACTGGTGGTCCAAGTGGTGGCCGGGGTCGTGGTGCCTGCGGTGTACACGTACAGCAGACCCCCGGCCAACGGAATGCCGTTGCTGTCAAAGAACTGAGCGCCTGCGCCCGCGAATGCTGAAAGGTTATATGCCATAAGTTGTCCTTTGGGTCACATTGCCACTGTGCGGCTTGTCTCAATCATGAAGCTGCCATTGCTGACAAACGAGATGACGAAATACTTACCCGCCACAGTACCTGTAGCCAACGTCCCTGTCGTCTTAAACCCGGTGCCAAATGTCACCGTGCGTGAGGTTACGCCACTGGTCACAATGATGATGTCAGCGCGTGACCCGAGTGTTGCCACATCGGTGGTCATTGTGACGTTGGCACTGATTGTATTTTGAACCACGGTGTAGAGGCTCAATTGTTGATCTGCGGTGTTGATCCCGTTAGGTAGAAACCCGCCCGATGCCTGACCCGGTACAAAAAAGTTTCCGGCACTGTCAAACCCAGCGTACCGCACCAACGTGCCATCGCTGTTGGTCATCACAAATTGAATTTCACCGTAAGAAACCAAGTCGGACGCAGCCGATGTCAATGAAGTGACACCCGGATCAGCGTACTCCAAAGATGCGCCAGTCTCTACGGCAGGAAAAGTTGCAGTGGCGCGGACTGCGCCAAAGATGGCGTTACCAGTTGGTCCAATGTATTCGGTGATGTTCTGATACAGCGACTGAAAGAACATGTACCACGGGCGGCTAACAAATCCCGTCTGAGGGTCCACAATTGCCACCCTGGCGGGCGTGACGGGGGTAGTGTTAGGCATTGGTGCCGTCCAGCAACAGTTCAGCGCCAACGATGGCAACCTTCACCGGGTCAGTGCCGGACACCTCGTACACACGATCTCGCAGCTTGAGCGTCATGCCCAGTCGCCGCCAGAACACCCGCTTGAAGTATTCCCCGATCTTACCCATTGACGCCAAGTGTTCGTTGGACCATGTGTGCCCACCATCGTCTGACCAGCGCAGCATGATCAGCGGGTTAGACCCTTGACCGTTCTCCAAGCCGACACCCGTCTCACAGTCGAGTTGCAGCGTGTGCTGCGTGGTGCGCTTGAGGTTGTTCTGACCCGTGGGGAGTGCACGCCATGATCGCAGCCACTTCTGGATACGGTCATGGTCTGAATACTTCTCCATGTCAAAGGCGTAGATGTTCCCGTTCTGGTAGTCACCCACAGCGTTGACGTTGTTGAAATACGTCTGGCAGTTGCTGCGGTGTCTCGTGAACTGTCCATTGATGAACCCGGCACGCTCATGCCATGCTTGGGTTGCGACATCGTAAACCCATGTGGCGTTGGCCGTGGGGAACGACAGCACGTAGAACGAGTGGCCGTCTTGCTGGTACGTGTAGGCTACAGCGTCAGAAATGTCGGAATATTGTTGAATCTGCCACTCGACGGCATGGGTACTGACCCGGGTGCCCGAGTAACCATTGGCCCGGTAGACGATGCCCTTACCTCGGCGATCAGACCCAAGCCAGAACAAGCTGTTGTCCATCTTGGCAACCGAGAACGTGGCAGCGCAGCCGATCTCGTTGAATGCGCCGTCAATGCGCTGAAGCGGGAAGTCAGCGTTGCCCGAGTTGTACCAGACCTCGACCGAGTTGGTGCCAAACAGCCAGACCTGCCCGTGGTCCACGATGGACGACACCAGATTGTCGGGGTCTGCCTCGGCACTGGCAAAGTCCAGCGGGTCCACTGACAGTGGGTCGTTGAGCGCCGTCACCCAGACTTTTTGGCTGCTCGGCTCGATGAACACGAAGTAACCGTCCAGAAAGGATATGGTCAGCGCACCGGGGAAGTCGGGGTCGGTAACTTGGGCAAAGGCGTTTGTGATCGTGTTGTAGACGTACATCGGACCATCGCAGGCCACAACAACCTGAGTCCCGTTGTCAGACATGGACACCGGAGTCGCAATGTCGTTGACCACACCCAGCAGCGTGACAGCGTACGAGTCGTCAACCCGATACAGCGAGTTGCCTGACACCACATATAGGTAGTCGCCCACGGTGCGGATGCCACGGATCGGACCAGTGCCCACGGTAACAAGCAGACGCAGCCCTGGGCAACGGTTCAAAAACGCAGGCTCTTTCCCACCCTCGGGGACAATTTCTGGGAACAAGTTAATCATCTGGCTGTCGGCAGCATTGACGCTGCGAGCCGTATACGATGATCCGAGGATAGGCGTCTTCATGATTACATATTGCCTGCGTAAATGTTGAACCGCTGACGGTTGGACACTATGGCGTACGGCATTGACATCACGTCATCTGGGTGGTTGATGCGCTTCAGATTGCGCTTGGCTGTCATGGCGATGCGCTGCACCTGTGGCGAAGGCTCCACGCCAAACTCGGGTGCGATTTCCATCGCCAAATTGTAGGCAAATGCCCGCAGGTAACCCGGTGGGAAGTACAACTCAGTCGCCAGTGTGGCCGGGTTGCTCAGTTCTTCAACCGAGACGAAATGCCACTCAAGCTCCCGTGTGGGCACGGGGTAAATTGTCATGGTCATGTCAGGGAACGTGTTGTTCACAAACATGACCTGTGGGTAAGTGGAGGTCACAGTCTTGACCGCAATGCCGTTGTACTGCTGCTGGTTGATCAGCTTGACGCCAAACGACACATTGGTGCCGGGGTCACGGAAGTACGTGGCGTCATCAATCAGAATGGGGCGCAGGCCCACAAAGTTACCTGTGGGGCCAAGCGTGCGGGTTTGATTACCCACACCCGCAGGCCACAGAAAGACTTGATCTTGGGTGCTGAACACGGCCAAACGCTCGGTGTTCCAACTCTCGATCATCTGGTTGAGCGCCATCAAGGCGTCTTGAGATGTGGCAGCAGACGGTGTTTCACCCTCGGCAAGAACGCCAAGCAGTCGAAGTGCTCGATTGATTTGGTCACCGGCGCTGTAAACAGCCATGTCAGACTCCTTCGGTAATCACCTCGGAAGGG